ATTTTAGCCACGCCTTTTTTCGTTGTTTTCTTGTATAATTATACCATTTTTGCATTGAAAAGTCCACTCATTTGAAGTGAGTGGACTTTTTCAGTGTTCTTGCTATATAGCCCTTTCAGAGTGATATATGTACACACCAAAGAAAAACACACCTGAAAGGAGCTTAGCATGTTAAACACCAAATTCGGAATCGAGATTGAGTTTACCGGGATTACCAGAAGCCAGGCCGCCGAGATAGCGGCACAGTTTTTAAACGGAAGGATCGAGCACTGCCGGGACAGCTACGATACCAAAAAGGTACACACCCCGGACGGACGAGCCTGGAAGTTTATGAGCGACGCCAGCATCCGCCGGGAAGTAAAGGTAAACGGCAGAAAAATCAGCGCCGAACACGAATACAGCGTAGAACTGGTAAGCCCGATTTTAACCTACCGCGAGGACATTGCCACCCTGCAGGAACTGGTCAGAAAACTGCGCAGAGCCGGAGCCTTTACCAACCCCTCCTGCGGGATACATATACACTTGGATGGCTCAAACCATAACCCCAGGAGCATTAGGAACTTCATCAACATCATCGCCAGCAAGAATGACCTTTTTTACAAGGCCCTGCAAATAGAGCCTGAACGGATGAGGTTCTGCAAAAAGATGGACGCAGCCCTGGTGGAAAAGATAAACGCCAGAAAGCCGAAAACCATGCGGGAGCTTGAGGAGATTTGGTACGAAGGCTACTGCGAAAACCGCAGCCGCCATTACCATGAAAGCCGCTACCACTTTTTGAACCTGCACAGCTTTTGGCACGGCAACCGCACGGTCGAACTGCGGGGATTTAACAGCGAACTGCACGCGGGCAAAATCAGAAGCTACATAGTTTTAGCCCTGGCCATAAACCACCAGGCCCTGACCCAAAAGAGCGCCAGCGCCAGGAAGCCGCAGGTTGAAAACGAAAAGTTCGCCATGCGGACCTACTTAAACCGCATCGGTTTGATCGGCGAGGAGTTCAAAAACTGCCGCGAGCACCTTTGCAAACACCTAGAAGGCTCGGCGGCTTGGCGGTTTCGGGCGGCATAAGCCGCCGCCGAAGCCAGCGAAAAAGGAGGCTACCGCTAATGGATAAGAATAACAAACTGTACATCGCCTACGGTTCCAACCTGAATCTTGCTCAGATGGCGGACCGGTGCCCAACCGCCAGGGTAATAGGCAAAAGCGAGATGAAAGACTGGCGGCTCTTGTTCAGGGGTTCGCGTACGGGCGCTGTAGCAACGGTGGAGCCTAAAAAGGGCAGCAGCGTCCCGGTTCTGGTTTGGGAGATAACGCCTGCCGACGAAGCGGCGCTCGACCGCTATGAGGGCTGGCCGTTTCTCTACCGTAAGGAAACGGTCAAGGTGAAGATAAACGGCAAGACCGTCAAGGCCATGGTGTATATCATGAACGAAGGCAGGCCGCTGGGCCAGCCCAACTGCTACTACTATTCAACGATACTGGAGGGTTACAAGGAAGCAGGCTTTAATATGGATATCCTGCACCGGGCAGCCGCCGAATCTGTAGAAATGGAGGAAGCCCAATGAACGAGACCCTACAGATGCAGATTTTAGCCATCAGGGAAAGCGGCGTCACGAACATGTTTGACCTCCCCCGCGTTAGGCAGGAAGCATACACCCGAGACTTTCACGAACTGGTTATTTACCTTAATGACCACAAGGCCGAGTACTGCCGCTTTATCCTGACGGGCGAAGCGGATGAGAGCGATTAACTGACAACCTACAAATATACGGGAAACAGAGCTTCTTAGGAGGCTCTTTTCTTTTGTCTGCTTTAAGAAAGGAGGCGGCAATCATACGCAAACTCAAGAAATACAAACCAACCACCTTTATGGCCGCGGACTCAAAATACAGCAAAGATGCCGCCGACTATGCGGTTTCCTTTATCGAAGCCCTGTGCCATACCAAAGGTTCTTGGGCTGGCAAGCCCTTTGAACTGATCGATTGGCAGGAACAGATTATCCGTGACGTGTTCGGCATCTTAAAACCCAACGGTTACCGCCAGTTTAACACTGCGTATGTGGAGATACCGAAAAAGATGGGCAAGTCTGAACTGGCGGCCGCCATTGCTCTGCTCTTAACCTGCGGGGACAACGAGGAGCGCGCCGAGGTTTACGGCTGTGCCGCCGACCGCCAACAGGCGTCCATCGTATTCGAGGTAGCGGCTGATATGGTAAGGATGTGCCCGGCCTTAAACCGCCGGGTCAAAATCCTGGCTTCCACCAAGCGGCTTATTTACCTGCCGACCAATAGTTTTTACCAGGTGCTGTCGGCCGAAGCCTACTCCAAACACGGCTTCAATATCCATGGCGTGGTGTTTGATGAGCTGCATACCCAGCCGAACCGGAAACTGTATGACGTCATGACCAAAGGCTCCGGCGACGCCAGGATGCAGCCGCTCTACTTCCTCATCACCACGGCGGGCGATAATGTCAACAGTATTTGCTATGAGGTGCATCAAAAAGCCAAAGACCTTTTGGCAGGCCGCAAGCATGATGCAACGTTTTATCCTGTAATCTATGGAGCAGAGGAAGACGACGACTGGACTGACCCTAAAGTGTGGAAAAAGGTCAATCCATCCTTAGGCATAACCGTGGGTATCGATAAGATTAAAGCCGCTTGTGAGAGCGCGAAACAAAACCCTGCCGAGGAAAACAGCTTCCGGCAGCTTAGGCTTAACCAATGGGTCAAACAGGCGGTTCGCTGGATGCCCATGGAGAAATGGGATAAATGTGCTTTCCAGGTTGACCTGGAAAAACTAAAGGGCCGGGTTTGCTACGGCGGGCTAGACTTGTCCAGCACTACCGATATCACCGCTTTTGTGCTGGTTTTTCCCCCGGTTGACGAGGAGGATAAGTATCATATTCTCCCCTACTTCTGGATACCGGAAGAAAACCTTGACCTGCGGGTGCGGCGTGATCATGTGAACTACGACCTGTGGCAGAAACAAGGTTTTCTTAAAACCACCGAGGGCAATGTGGTGCATTACGGATTCATTGAAAGCTTTATCGAGGAGCTTGGCACCCAGTACAACATTAAAGAAATAGCCTTTGACCGCTGGGGAGCGGTTCAGATGACGCAGAACCTGGAAGGGCTGGGTTTTACGGTGGTACCGTTTGGCCAGGGCTTCAAGGATATGTCCCCGCCTACCAAGGAACTGATGAAACTGACCCTGGAAGAAAAGATTGCCCATGGCGGTCAGCCGGTTCTGCGCTGGATGATGGATAATATTTTTATCCGCACTGATCCCGCCGGAAATATTAAGCCAGATAAAGAGAAAAGCACCGAGCGGATTGACGGTGCGGTGGCACTGATCATGGCTCTTGACCGTGCGATTCGCTGCGGCGGCGATATGGGTGCGAGCGTCTATGACGAACGTGGGCTGTTGATTCTATAACATTTAGCTAACCGATTGCATTCCGCAATACAATCGGGCATAATAATATCAGAATAGGAGGTGTTCATTATGGCAAGAACATCAAATATATTTGCTCGAGTCGAGCCGGAAATCAAAGAACAGGCAGAGCTTGTTCTAGAGCAGCTTGGTATCCCGATGTCAAATGCAATCGGACTTTTTCTCAGGCAGGTCGTGCTTCAGCGAGGTATTCCCTTTGAATTGAAGCTCCCGCAAAGTAAACCTCTGTCAGTGGGTACGCTTACCGAGGAGCAATTCAATGCTGAGATCGAGAAAGGTCTGGCTGATTTGACCGCTGGGAAAATTGTTTCTGCGGAAAACGTCGCCGACAGAATGCGCCAGGACTATAGAATATGAGCGAATGGACGGTTGTTTACACCGAGCAAGCTGAGCGCGATTTACGCAGCATATTCGAGTACATCGCATTCTCCCTGCTTGAGCCGGAAATTGCCAAGAATCAAGTACGGCGGATTATGGACGCGCTCGCGAAGTTAAATGAAATGCCGCTGCGGTATCATCTTTACGAAAAAGAGCCGTGGCATAGCAAAGGCTTGCGGGTTTTGCCAATAGACAATTATTTGGCATTTTATCTGCCCGTGGAAGCAAAAACGATGGTCGCGGTTATTCGCATTATGTATGGCGGACGTGATATTGAAGAACAGCTACGACAAACGGAAGCAGGAAGATAAACGAGATATTTGATTTTATGCATGTATTTATAAGGGATAATGATGATAAAATCCCTTTTATCTAAAGAAGCATATATTTATCGAGCATCTGAACATAATCAGGTGCTTTTTTTATGCCCGTTTTCAGGAGGAACGTTAATGAAAATACCATTTTTATCCGGTTTGTTAAAGCCCCGAGCCAGTCCTAAAAATGGTCTGTATGGCAGCACATACAGCTTTTTCTTCGGCGGCACCGCCAGCGGCAAAACCGTCAATGAAAGAACGGCTATGCAGACCACCGCTGTTTATGCCTGTGTTCGAATCCTGGCGGAAACCATAGCCAGTTTGCCGCTCAATGTTTACCGGTCCACGGACATTGGCAAGGAGAAAGCCATAGATCACCAGCTATATTATCTACTCCATGATGAGCCTAATCCGGAGATGACTTCATTTGTATTTCGAGAGACACTAATGAGTCATCTTTTATTATGGGGCAATGCCTATGCCCAGATTATCCGGGACGGGCGGGGCAGGGTACTGGCCCTTTATCCCCTGCTGCCCGACCGCATGACAGTGGACAGGACAACTGATGGGCAGCTCTATTACGAATACCGAAAGGATACCGGATATGTGATCTTAAGGCCGGAAGATATCCTGCATATTCCCGGGCTTGGTTTTGACGGCCTGGTGGGCTACTCCCCTATCGCTATGGCCAAGAACGCCATTGGCATGGCAATCGCTACCGAAGAATACGGGGGTAAATTCTTTGCCAACGGAGCCAGTCCAGGCGGAGTTTTAGAGCATCCTGGCGTGGTTAAAGACCCGGCCCGAATCCGGGAAAGCTGGAACGCGGTCTACCAGGGCAGCGGCAACGCCCACCGGGTAGCGGTTCTGGAAGAGGGCATGAAGTTCCAGCCAATCGGTATACCGCCGGAGCAGGCGCAGTTTCTTGAGACCAGGAAGTTTCAGACCGAGGAGATTTGCCGTATCTTTCGGGTGCCGCCCCATCTGGTGGCCAACCTGGACAAAGCCACTTTCAGCAATATAGAGCATCAATCTATCAGTTTTGTAGTCCATACCATCCGGCCCTGGTTAGTAAGACTCGAACAAGGAATGAATAAAGCTCTGCTCAGCCAATCCGAAAAAGGCCAGTATTTTGTTGGCTTCGTGGTGGACGGGCTATTACGCGGCGACTATGCCTCAAGAATGCAAGGCTATGCCATAGGTGTCGCCGCTCGCGTTATTTGACCGCAACTTGCTCACATTCTATGGCCATCAGTATTGCTCATAAACCCTGTCCGAGATATTCTATTTAGACAGGGTT